GTTCATCTTTTCGGGGGGAATGAGCCCGTAATTCAAATAGGCGTTGTTGCTCAGTTGATTGCTCAATATCAGTTCCTTCTCCGCATTCCGGCGATTCTCTTCTGCAATACGCTCCGGCTTCTCATTCACTAAAAAAGTCTCCATAATAGGTTTCTCACCGCTAACTGCGGAATCATAATTTCTTACTGCACTTGTAGTCATTTGCGAAGGATTGCTCAACCGCTTTCCAATAACGTCCTCCACTTTATTAGAAGCGTCTTGTGGTCTATCGAGCTTCCCGTCCTGCTTATACTGGGTCCGCAATTTGGAAAAACGGTCGGATACATCATTGTTCTCGAACTCGCGGGTCGTGTTCTCACCTCGTAAATTGGCGGTTGATTTGAATAGGGATGCGAGTGTATCCCCTCCTTCGGCGTCATCTAAATTATTAGCGGGACTGAGATTTGAAAAAAAACTGGGGTTATTAGAGGGGCCATCATCGCGGATAAAGTTCTGGCGCTGGTTTCCGATGGGCTTTCCTTCCATAAAACGAGTTGCTCCAATATCTGGCTCAATCTCTTTCATAGTCTCTTTCGTCATTAGCAACTGATTCTCATATGTCGTATCTCGATTTTGATAATTATTTCCACTGTAAATATTCTTTTGATTTTGAAGTGGAGCTGAATAATTCTGGGACGGCTCGGGCCTGACGGACTGTCCCTCGCGCTCACGCTCTTTCTTCAAGCGCTCGAAAGCATCCATTGGATTTTCTTCGGGCTTAAATATTACATTTTGTGTTTTATTCAGGGAGCCCTCTTGTATATTTCGGACGACTTGCGGAAGAACTAACTCAACCGTTTTTTTATTAAGTGCTTGACTAACTTGTCTTGGATTTTTACCAAATTTGTCCTTGTTTTTCTCGAATAATTTACCCATTACTTTTTGAATATCTTCTAAATAATACCCTTCTATATTTACTCCATACTGTTGCTTAATGTTGCTATATATAACAGAAGCGACTGAATAAACATTTTCTTGATTTAAATAAGACATATTATTATAATATATTATTACAAAGTTTTTTAAACTAAGAAATATTGATTTGATTTATAAAAATAAAATTTCTTTTATTTTAATTTTTTAAGGTTATTAACAACCATTTTCATCATGGTCAATGCAATAACATGCAAAATTCACAGATTTCTGATGAACTACACATCTACATGTTAAGCAATTCCTCCGATAACATTGAAGATCGTGTAAATAAACAGGTTCTTCTTCTGAATGGATTACAATAACATCGTTTCCGTCGACATCAACATAACCTCCTATACGGTGACTACAACCAAAAACAGCTGGTTGACACTCTTTCCTCAGATCATCAGTATGCCAACTACCAGGAAGTTCCAAATAACCACAAGCATTACACATACGTAGTTGTGGGACATCATCTCCACATGGTGGTGGTGGTAAAGTTAGTTGTCTATCATCATCATCTTGATCTTCATCAGAAATATGTTTTTTAGGGTCGAAGACAAATTCATTGCATTTTTTACATACTCTAGGTAAACCAGTCTCTTTATCTATAACCAGATCACCAATACAAATAAAATGATTTTCTTTTAGGAAAGTTGCACCGGCGTTTCCTTGGATACCATCTAATCCAGTATTTCCAAGTGATCCTTGTGGTTCAGTTTCGCCGGTATTCCCTTGAATATCAGTAGGTCCAGTAGATCCATTTGAACCACCAAATGACCCTTGATTGTCTCCTGCGTTAGTCGCAAAACCATCAGCAGGTGGTTCATTTCCAATGTAGATACCTGATGTTTCTTTTTCTTGTTCTTGATTAGACATTTTGAAACTTCTAAATCATAAAAAGATATTATGTTTTTACCATCAATTTTTAGAAACGTTCTTGAATATATATATAATAACCTTCTGATATTCTATCACGAAGGAATTTACCAGCATCCAGCGCTGTCATATTTATAGCATATTCAACAAATTCTGGATCCTTGTCTTCTTGCTTTTCTTTATTATGACCGTGTTCACTCACACTAGGTGTTCGCTCCCCGTGTCCGTTTTCATGAGAACAGTGTTCGCTCACACTCGGTGTTCTCTCCCCGTGTCCGTGTAAAGACGAACCATGTTCGCTCACACTCGGTGTTCGCTCCCCGTGTTCATGAGAACCGTGTTCACTCACACTCGGTGTTCTCTCCCCGTCGCCCCCAATCCACTCAAACTCGTAAATTGAGAAATCATTTCCTGTATCATTATTATCTAATACGACATAATAGCATATGTTATAGCAACGTAGAATATACATTGTTAAAACACACTCAACCGGAATTAAATCGAATCTCCCTTTGAATATTTCACTCATAAATGGAGCAACTACCCAATTATGACCATAGAATGTAAAATTCGGGAGCATTGATGGAATTTCAACAAAATCATCTTCCTCCTGACTGACTTCAACATCTTCTTCCCGCTTAGAAATATTTTCCTTAATTTTTTTTAGAAGGCTCATTTTTATAACTTATAGAAGTGAAACTATTTTTAAATCATTTTTTATTAAAGCAACTCTTCTTCATCCCGAATACATTCATACTTAATGCTATTATTTTTAACCTCATCTTCCGCTTTCATGTTCAGTATTTTAAAATAGGGGATTTTAGTTTCCTTTTCCAGCTTCTTTATTACTGAATGAGGATAGTGTATTTTAATATATCCATTCAAGTATTTTTCAGAAATATTGTATCCAGCATTGTGAAATTTTTTAAATTGCGTCATATTAACATTCATGAAATATAAAATATCTGGAATTGATTTTTCTAATACCTTCTCATCAATTTCAATAACCACGCTATTAACAATATTATAAGTTTCATTCAGTCCTCCAACTACAATATATAGTGATTCATCAAACACATCATTCTCAACTTTATCAACGTATTTAATCGTTTTATTTTTTACATTATCTCCCAGTTTTTTGATAAAATCAAAGGCCGAATATCGTAAAGTGTCTCCCATGATATAAACATAATGAATTTCATTTTTGGAAATCATACTATACGCATAATATGGAATATAACTTTCATTAATTCCATTTAATGTAAAATAATCAAACTGTCCAAATTTAATAATTGTCATTTTTTCATAGGGATTCTTTGGGCAATCTGATAAAAATCCGCCGATACGTGGGTTTTCAGTGGTGTCAATTTCATATAATTTAAATGCACCCCCAACAAGATACTGTAATAATTTATAATCAACGTCAATCTTATTCTCAAAAATAACATTTGTCATATTAATAACATCTTTCCGAATAAGTGATATTTTATCAACACACGAATAATTCATCCGTATTCCAAATTTTTCATAAAATTGTTGAATCGCATTATACTCCTTAAAATTCTTAATTGTTTTCTTTTTAGTCTCTTCTAAATCTTTTGCGATCAGATGTGCGATTGGTATATCTTTATTATAAACATTCGCTTTTTTCAATGGATTACATATAAACTGTGAAGAATTTCCGAAAAAGAATAATTCAGATAATCCATCTATTTTATTAATAAATCGTAATATATCATTTGGATAAATATATGATTCATAAAATTCATTGGATACTAAATTATGTAATGGGATAATCTTAATTTTTGAATTGAGTGTCCCATTTAATATAAATGGCGTTGGTGTAATAATATAAATATTTCCAATACCTTTTACAGATGACCGCGTTTTCTCTAGATTAATAAAAAAATCATAATTACTATTTCTCTCTTTTTTCAGTTCTGCTCGTATCATTCGCTGGATTGTTTTATTCATCTCAATTTTATGTAGAATCTCTTTTGTTTCTATTTCGTCTTTTATTTTTTTAGAATAATGTATATCATTGTAATCAATATAAAGATAAACTAAATCTATTTTTTCATTTTTTAATTCTTCTATATTGAATTTTTTATAAATTTCATCAATATTTTTTGATGTTATGTTCTTATTTGAATAAATATTCATGACCTCTTCAATAAAAGTTTCATAATTTATGTCATTCTCTAATTTTATTTTCTGGTTTTTTAACTCTTCTAAAACACTCATTATAATTTGTTCAGGAGTTTTCTCTTTTTCTTCCATCTGTTTAATATCAATATTTTCTTTTTTCATTTTTATCGAATCATTCAAACATTTTTCAAAATATGAAATTAATTCTCCAATCACAACGGGAGCTTCTTCAATTGCAACGGGTGCTTCTTCAATTGCAATGGGTGCTTCTTCAATCACAACGGGCGCTTCTTCAATCGCAACGGGAGCTTCTTCTAAAACAAATTCATCAGATTTATCCGACATTATTTAATTGAATAAATTATTTTTTTGGTTTATCCTTAGTCATAATTTTCTTTTTTGGAACTTTCTTTTTTTCTTTTTTATAATTATCTATAATTTTATTCTTCAAAGTTTTCTTTTTTTTTCCTCTTCCTGTTTGTCCCCCTATATGAGATTCCATTTTTTTAGGAGGGCGATATAAATAGCTTCTCAAAAGATTCACTTCCCTATCAGTTATAGCCTTTTTTTCAATATCTTTCAGTGTTTTTCCTTTTAAACTCTCTATCAAGAAATTCATTGAATACATTCCACATTCACTTCCTCCGTATTGATGTCTTTTCTTATTATATTCATAAGTATGATTACCCAATTTTATTCCAACCATATTTATAAAATATTTTATATACTCCGGAGGCTCACTCGCAGTGCTATCGTAATATGTAATTAAACTCTTGGGAATATTTATATAAAGAGCAACCCAGTGGCTTCCACCCTGGTCATGGCGGTCTAAATTGAAAACGACACCTATATAATCAACACCTTTCAATTTTAATCCTTTAATATCTAAATCTGTGAGCTCACAATAGATATCTTTTGGGCAATCTACTGGAACAGGACCAAAAAAACGGAAATTATTATATTCTTTTTCATATTGAACCATAACTTCATTAATATCAGGTGTGCTTAACCATTCGTATTTATTTTTAACCCACTCAATTGGCATAGCAGGACGAAATGTTTCTTCTTTCATCTTTTTATCAGCATCTACATGGTCCAACCAACACCATTCAGTTGTGCATACAGGAAATAAAGTTTTTCTGATTGATTCCCACAAAGCATTTTTAGA